TATGGATGCTAATAATGAGGCGCTAACTACTGGAGTTAAGTATCTACAGAATCAAACAGCTAGAGGGATGCTTATATCTGATGAGGGGGATATGACCGAGAGCCAAGCGAAACAACTTAAAGATAAATTTAGATCAACCTATCAAGGTTCTAATAATGCTGGAGATCTAATCATTACTCCTAAGAAATTATCATGGGTAAACTTTGGACTAAATGCATCTGATCTATCTTTAATAGAGCAGTACAATGCAAGTATAAAAGATCTTTGTAATGTTTACAATGTACCAGTCCAGCTGCTTAATAATACTGAGAGCTCCACATACAATAATATGAAGGAGGCTAAAAAAGCCTTATATCAAAACGCTGTCATTCCAGAGCTTATAAGAATAAGAGAAGAGCTAAACAGATGGCTTACTCCTCAGTATGGAGATAAGCTCTACATTGATTTTGATTTCAATAGCATTCCAGAGCTCCAAGAGGAGACTGAGAAGGTAGTGGATCAAATGGCTAAGAGCTGGTGGCTTACTCCTAACGAGAAAAGGATTGCAATGAATTACGGAGTTGATGAGGGTAATATAAGGATGAATGAGTACTATGTACCAGCCAATCTAATCCCAATGGAGCCAAGCACTGGGCTTGATGATATTGTGGATGTATTAGAAGAGCAGAAGTCTCTCAAGAGAGAAGTAGTGGGAATGAATGACGTTTACACTACAATAGCGGAAGCTAAAGAGAGAGCTGGACAAATGGGAGGCAGTGGATATCATGAGCATATCTTTGACGGCTATACTGTTTATATGCCTTTTGAAACTCATGAGGAATATGAAGCAGCAAAGGACGGAAAGCTGGCTGAGTATTATGCGGATAGAGATTCATTTAATGATAATGATGTGGATCTGGATTCTGAAGTCTATCAGATGTACGACATGGAGTTAAAGGCGCCAAAGATTAGCGCAGCAATGGAGACAGCTCTAAGAAATAAAGTGGATGACCATAATGAAAAGTATGGAGATAATCCAGCCAAGAGAGCTACCTTTTCAATGCTAGCCAGATCATTTGTTAGAGGAGTGGGCGCCTATAGAACTAATCCAAGCTCAGTAAGACCTAATGTGAGTAATGAACAGCAATGGGCTCTAGGAAGAGTTAATGGTTTGCTTTATGCTTTAAGAACTGGGAAGTTTAGGTCTACAGCTTATGATACCGATTTACTTCCAGAGGATCACGCTTTGTCATCTAAAAAAGAAATGACAAATAAGAACTATGATAATTATCCTCAAGGAGCTACAAACAACGCTCAGAGAGTTTTAGACTGGGATAAGGAATATGACTTAAGAGATAAGATGGGGACTGATACTGGATGGGCTAGAGCTCGACAGTTAGCAGCTCGCAGACCATTGAGTCAGTCTGATGTCAATGAGATTTATAGTTTCTTAAAAAGGCATGAGCAAAATGCAGAGATAGCAGAGGACTTCAGAGGAACTCCTTGGAAGGATAAAGGTTATGTGATGTACAATGCTTGGGGAGGTAAAGCTTTACTTTCCTTTGTTGAAAGAAATCGATCGGCTAACAAAGATGACTAAGTGGATATCAAAAAATTCAAAGAGAACTGGAGAGGAGCTTTTAGGGATAGGCTTGAAAAGAATGAAAAGAAACAAGTCGGCAAATTCTATAGGTACTTTAAAAATGAATACTACAAGGGGATAGAGTCCTATGTCAATACCAATTCAGAGAGGGAGTTTTCTAATCTATTTAAGATAAGAGATATTGAAAACCTTTATATAGATCTCTATGAGGAGGTAGGGGTTGACTTTGCTAAATGGTACGCTAGAAGCTTTGATAAGTTTATTCAAAAGAACTCTGGAAGCGAATCAACTTGGCGCACAACATTCTCAAGGATAGGACAGACAGAAGCTGGAGATAAGATCGCTCTAGTCCAAGGGACAGCTCTCAAGGAGCTTAAGAGAAACATAGGAACTCTTTTTAAGGATCCAGAGTTTCAATCATTAGGGCGCCAGCAACAAGGGAGGATCTTACAGAATAGATTCAGAGGCATTACAGAATATCAATCTCAAAGAATAGTTAGAACTGAGGCAACCTCAGCAGCCAATGAGGGGATAATGCAATCCTCTCAAGATATATTTCCAAAGTCCAGTCTAGTAAAAGAATGGATTAGCTCCCAAGATGGTAGAACTAGATCATTATCCAGAGGGGATAAGTCTGATCACTTAGAAATGAATGGTAAGGTCGTAGGATTTGATGAGACCTTTGCAGTTCCAGAGACCTTTAGAGTAGTACAAATGAGAAAGCCAGCAGACTTTAAATCTGGAGCCTCAGCTCATAATATCGTAAACTGTAGATGCTCTTTGGCTGTCTATCCAAAAGAGGGAGCTCAAGTAAGGGAGGGAGTTTCTCTCACTGGTATAGGTGGAGGAGTTAGTGCCAGAACTAGCCAGCTCATAGGAGATGAAATAGTAACAGCTAGGAAGCCAGCTACTGATATAACTAGCAGAGAGAGGGCGCAAGAGTTTACATCTAAGCCAAATCAAGCTAAGGATATAAAAGAAGCTAAAGATATATTTACAAATAAATTAAAAGAGGTAAATATAGGCGTGAGTAAAATATCTGTAGGAAGAGGAATCTCTATAGATAATATGAATAGATTTATAAATCAATTTACTGAGCTATCATCTAAATACAAGATATCTGATCTAAGAGCTGGATCTAAAGTGAATTTGAGATTTACTGGAGGCTCTGGTTATGGTGGGCAAGTCCGATATTTTGACAGTGGTAGATTATCGGAAATTGATTTAGGTAAGGGGTATAATGCTAGATCAGACTTTCACAAAGAATATATAAAAAAGAGCAGAAGCCCAGACAAACAAAATACTTTCTTTTCTGATAGAGGTAAAAGCATAGTAGATGAGGATAATTTAGAGATAGCAACATTAACTCATGAATTTGCTCACTATATAGATAACATAGATACATCCACACTAACTAAAACATTCTGGAAAGAACTTGATGATATTAGATCAGAATATAGTTCAGAGCGTTTAAAATATATAAAAGAGAGGAACATTAAGAAATTTAATGAAATTAATTTAGGCAATTACGCTGGAACATCAAGGGATGAGTTTTTTGCTGAAGGTTTTACAGAATATGAGCTAAGATCAAATCCATCAAAATACGCAACAAAAATAGGAGAATTAACAAAAAAATATTTCGGAAAATGACACCAAATCAAGATTTAATATGTTATAAATGCAAAAACTGGAATCAATTTGATTTAGGATGTAAAGCCTTTAAGGATATTCCTCAAAAGATTATCATGACAAATAAACATGATGAGCCTTTAAAAAATCAAGATAATGATATAATTTTTGAAGAGGGAACTCCTCATGATTTAGAAAACTTATAATTTAATATCTTTGTAAGATGAAAAATATTTTATTTAAGTCAGCTCCAATGGGTGAGCTAATAGATATGGATGACAAAGCTGGAATAGTCAAAGGCTATGCATCCGTTTTTAATAATGTTGATTCCGATGGGGACATAATTAGAAAGGGCGCCTACCTCAAAACAATTTCAGAGAATGGCTCTAGAGTCAAGTATCTCTACCAACACGAAATGGATAAGCCAATCGGCAAAATGAGATTGCTAGAAGAGGATCAAAAGGGATTAGTCTTTGAGGCTGAAATAGCTAAGACAACTCTAGGGAAAGACGTAATGGAACTTATTAAGGCTGGAGTCATCACTGAGAACTCAGTGGGGATAATGCCAATTAGAAAAGAAATGAATGCAGAGAGCAAGAGAGAGATCCATGAGGTCAAACTCTTTGAGGTTTCTGCTGTAACCTTAGCCGCTAATGATGAGGCTAAGATAATGGATCACAAAGGTAACTATGATCCAAGTAAGGTGGCAGATCGCTTTGATAAAATAGCGAAGCTACTAAGAAAAGGAAATATCTCAGATGACTTAGGCTTTGCCTTGGAGTCTGAAATATATAAGCTCAAGGGTATATTTCAAACATTCACTTTGCCAACTGTAGAGGTTACAGAGCCGATAGAAGTTAAAAACGATGAGCTAGAGTTTTTAAATAATGTTTATAATAATCTTAAAAATTAATTAAAATGTCAAATATTCAAGAACAACTAGATAAGATTGGAAATCTAGTAGACGATAGAATTGAGAAGGCATCTGGACAGATTAAAGATAACGCTAGAAATGAAATGGATGGCGTACTTAAGTCTGAAATCCAAAACCTATCTCAAGATTTTGTAGCTAAGTTTGATGAGCAAACCAAGAGAATGGATGCTGTAGAACTAGCCAACAAAAAAGACGTAGAAGGATCAATGAAATTGTCTTTTAAAGGACAGATTCAGAAAGCTGTTAATGATGGCGCCCTAGAAGGTCTAAGAAAAGGAACTCATAATGGAGCACGCTTTGAAGTAAAAAGCTCTGATATGACAATGGCTAACACCAATACTGGTGTAGTGGCTGGAGAGCAAGTGATCGAAGATTTCAAATTTGATCCATCAAGAAAAGTCCACATCAGATCTTTGATCCCTAATGGATCTACTGATGCTCAGACTGTAAGATTCCCAAAAGAATCTGCCTATACTGATAATGCAGCTGCTACAGCTCAAGGGTCAGCATTGGGTCAATCTGATTTTGATGTCACTGCTACCTCAGTAAACATGGAGAAAATCGGAACTTTCATGAAGCTTACCGATGAGATGCTTTCTGATACAGCTGGTTTATCCTCTTATCTTGCTGCTAGAGTACCTAATAAAGTACTATCTATAGAAGATACTGAGATTTTGAATGGAGATGGGTCTAGTCCAAATCTAGATGGACTCTTTACTGATGGAACTGCTTTTGTTACATCTGGCGGAGCTTTTGATGATGCTGTGGAGTCAGCTAATGAATATGATGTTATCGTAGCTGCTTTGAATCAGTTAGCTTTATCTAACTATCAAGCTGACACTATCTTATTGAATCCTACTGATTTACATAAGATCGTATTATTGAAGTCTACTGCTAATGAATACCTAAGACAGCAAATTTACACTGGGATCCAGCCTACTATTTTGGGCATTCCAGTAACTGTAAACACTGCTGTGACTGCTGGTAAATTCTTAACAATGGACTCAAGAGCAGCAACTCAATACTGGATCAGAGAAAATCTAGGTATCGAGTTCTCAAGAGAAGATGGAACAAACTTCCAGTCTAATTTTGTAACTGTAAGAGCTCAGCTTAGAGCTGGACTTACAAACTACAGTCCTAATGCAATAGTGCAAGGGACATTCTCAACTGCTAAAGCAGCTTTGGAGACTCCATAATCTAAGGAGCGATTAATTAAAGGGGGTCTATATGACCCTCTTTTTTTTGCTCCTATTATAAAAAAACTTTAAAAAATATAAAGAAAGTTTTGGTGGAATAAAAAAAGTTTATATCTTTACAGAGTAAAACAATAAGAACACTAGAAATTATGGAACATTTAAGATTTAACAGACACGAAATTTTTACTCAAGAGGACAGAACTGAAGTATTAGATATACTTTCAGAGGTATCTAGAGAGGCTTACAAGCAAGGAAAGTCAAGATATGATGGAAACTATGCATCTATCTCTAATATGCTTTATGGCTTATTTGATGGATATCTTTACTTTGACTTAGCTATCCAGTCAAAAGATTCTTTATCAGATGATCTAGCTAAGAGAGTGGCTAAGATCTGGAGAAAGTCTTATGACTTTATAACTGCAAACGGAGAATCAATAAAAACTGTATAACTAACCAAGGGAGCCGAAAGGCTCCCATTAAATCAAGCTATTATGAGAAACAGTCAAAGAGTAAGATCACAAAGATGGTCAGTGAGATTTGAAATAGGAGGGAATCCTCTGGTGATTGAGGCTGACTTCTGGAGTGTTAAAGATGCTAGAAAACATATAGAAAATAGAATTGGAATGCGCCTTGTAGGTATCAGTAAAATCGTTGATTAATTAACTAACTTAAAATCAAATTATTATGGAGTTTAAAAAAATCGCTTACTTTGTGGTGAGTAAAAAATCTGATGTATTTATGACAGAAGACAAAAGATGGACTACAAATTTTAACAAGGCAAAAGCCTTTGAAGCCAGAAAAGATGCTATCACTTTCATTAGCAATCTTAGACTAAGACAAGCCAGCGTGACGGAAGTCCAAGACTGGTGGATCTTAGAAAATAACCAGATGACTAGATCTGGTCAAGCATTAATACAAATTAAAAATCATGGATAGTAAATTAGAACAATATAAAAGAATCACTATAAGGCGCAACGTTATAAACCTAAAGAAACAAATTAAATACTCGGTTTTCATTTTATTAGGTTCAGTAGTCGTAGCGCATTTAATAACCTTTTCAATTATTTATTTAGCATTATGAAAAAGCCAAACGCAAAACAAATCAAGTGGACTCTGATATTATTATTTATAATATGGGGGGGGAGCTTAGCGATACGATTCGGAGCTTACTTTGATTCGTTCTTTATGATAACAATCGCATTAATGATTTACAGTAATGAATAAAAAAGACACATTCAAAGAGTCTATGGATAGAATGGACAAGGCTATTGATAACATCAATAAATTAAATAAACTCATAAAGAGATTAGAAAACCCTAGATCTAAATAGTTCCTTTTTTTCATTTTGTTTGTTTGAGCTGCTCAGAAATGGGCAGCTTTTTTTCACTAATTTAGTGGTGGACAGAATTTTAGATTTTGAAAATTAATTATCAAGGCTGTTTTGCTGAGTATTTATTTTGTGCTGAATGCACCAGAAGAGGTTTTACTGTTTCTATGCCCACATTACATTCAAGTATTTATGACTGTGTAGTGGACAATGGCGAGAGACTTCTTAAGATCCAAATAAAGTCATCCTTTAAAACCCCCAGAGGGAATGAAAATTCGGTCAACATCCCTTTGGATAATTCTAAAAGCAAATACACAAAGCAAAGCATTGATTATTTTGCTGTTTACAGTGGTTTTTACGGAGGTTTTTTTGTTTTCCCTAATCTGGGTAACATGAAATCATTTAGAGCCTCTAGAGAGGGTAAAAATAGAATTTACCTAAATAACTTTAATTTGATTTAGTTTTTATATATTTGTTTATATTCTTTTTTTCATAATAGTTTTAGTAATTGTTTGGTTTAATTCTTGCGCTGCTCATCTGAGTGGCGCTTTTTTTTTAAATTTGTATAAAATATATAAAATTATGAAAGTAATACTTTTAAAAGATGTTTTCTCTGTGCAAGGCTGGAGAAAAGAAGGAGAGGTGATAGATCTAGAAGGAAAAGAGCTTAGACACTACCTAGCTGTAGAAATTGCGAAGCCTTATGAAGAGGCAAAAAAAGTCAAAGAGGTGAAAGCTCCTAGAGTGACAAAAGAGGCGAAAGCGCCAGCAAAAAGAACTACAAAAAAAGCTAAGTAATGAGTTTAAACAGCAGAGGATATTCAAGTGAGCGACCAGAAGAGTTTCATCATCAAGTAAAAGTGAACTCAGTAACTGGATCAGAACTTGTCGCAAAAGCTCTAGCTAAAACATTCATGAGAGTAGATACTACAGCGGATGACGATCTTATCGACAAAATGATCATCACTGCTAGAGTTTGCTTAGAGAATTATTTAGGTAAAGACATAGTGGCGAAAAACAGAACTCTTTATCTGCCCTATTTAGGTGGTAGGGTAAACTTACCTTTTGCGCCAGCAGCCTCTATTTCATCTGTGACAGTTGATGGATCTACCGCTACTTATGAAGCTAAAGGATTGGATAATGAGATAATAGAACTCAATCAACTGCCAGCAAAAGAGGTCAAGATTACCTACGTAACAAGCGGATTAAGTGGAAGCAATTATGAGCACGCTATCCTCCAGCTAGTTTCTACCTATTATGATAATAGGGCGGAATTTGTAACTGGTGAGGCTGTAAATGAGATCCCAACATCGGTGACAATGTTTTTGGCTGGTGATAAAAATGTCTTTATTTGATGGATGCTGGAAAGTTAGATACTAGGGTGCTGGTAAAGCGATTAACCAAAACAGCTGACAGTTATGGGGGGACTACCTCCTCAAAGGCAACTGTCTCAACAATTTGGGCATATAAAAAAGACGTTTCTGGAGACATTAAAACTCAAAACGTTCAAAGAAAAAAGTTTGTAGATATCCAGTTGATAGTCAGAAAAAAAACAGCCGATTCAATTCAAGATGATGACATTCTACAAATAGAGGGAGACTCTACTGAATATAGAATCAATGAGTTTTTTGATAACGAACATAAATATTTCACAACAATAAGAGCAACAAAGATTGGCTAGTGTAAAAATAAATAACGCCGACATGAGAAAGCTCCAAAAGAAAATTGGTGAGCTAAAAAAGCTATCTGAGCGAGATCTTAGTACTGAGCTTGGAAAAACTGTAGCTTTAGCGGATGCTAGAATGAAGAGGACTATCTCTGGAGCTGGTTTCAAAGAATCTAAAGGCGCATTAATTCAAGGTCAAAACTATGGTAAAACTGGGACTCAAGCCTATGTCGAGAATGTAACTAATCATTCACCTTATATAGAATTTGGAATCGGAAAAGGTGTTGATTTATCTGAGATGAGAGAGCTGGGTATTCCAGCGAGTTATGCCAGCCAGTTTAAAGGAAAAGGTTTTACTGGAACTATCCCAGTTAATATGGGAACTAAAGAGAGCCCAGACTTTAGAATGGTTGAGTTTCCTCAAGATAGGGCGGCAAAGCCTTTCTTTTTTCCAGCTATGAGGATAGAATTTCAGAGCTTACTTGATAGGCTAATAAAAAAAATAAAAGACATTAAAAGATGAATGAAGCGTTACATCATTTGAGAAAGGTTTACTACTCAAGGCTCAACAATTTAGAAGTAGGAGCAATTACTGTTCCAGCTTACAATCGAGTTCCATCTAGTGCCTCAGAGCCTTACATTAAAATCTATTCTGTAGGAACAAGGGAAGGCGATACAACGAAAGACTCTTTTAGTTTATTATGTGAAACTAGGATAGAAGTAGTGACTGGATTTGATGGCGATTCTGGAGGAGAGTTACAAGCTAATCAAATAGTAGATGCTGCAATTAATGCAGTAAGAACTAGATCTGCTGGATATCCAGACTTGAGCTCAGATAGTTTTAATGTATATACTACAGAGATAGAAAACATACAATATTTAGAAGATGACTTTGAGGATAAATCATATTTTCGAGCCATTATAGAAGTTTCAAACAGAATTGAAAAGGTATAGAACAATTATGAAAATAATAATTTTGCTACTATTTAGCGCCTTTGCTTTCGCTCAGAATAATGATTTGTATGGTCTTTGGGTGAGTCAAGAAGGGGAGTATGTAATTATAAGAGAAAATAATACTTTTAGAAGGTTTATAAAAAATGACACTATAAAAGTATTAGCAAAAGGAGATCTTGATGTAATTGATCATGAGATTTTTATATTTAGAAAAGATACTTTAGATAGTTATAGTTTGCGCTATTATAGAGGTAATGAAACAATGACAATTTGCAAGCCTAGGGATAATAAGGCTTGGCTTTTTTATAAAATAAAATAATGGATGATATGAAAATTTTCGGAATCTATGGGCTGAATTTGTCAGCTCTAGCGGTTAGCGTGAGCGAAATCAATCCATTTTTACAGTCATTAGTTTTATTAAGTACCCTAATTTTTACAGTCGTTAATATAATAAAAGCCCTAAAAAAATGAAAATGCCTACTAATGGAGTCGCTAAAGATATCAGACACTTCGCTGGAAGTCTACTGGTATTTTTTTTAGTGATTGTAATATTATTTTATTTAACAAGGTATCAAATACCTACAGAAAATGCTCAGATCGTTAATACTTTGATAGGGATGATAGCCGCATCTATTGCGATGGTTATATCTAGCATCACTGGAAGGAATCCAGACGATCTAGAGGCAGCTAAAAAAGAAATAGGCGCCTTAAAAATGAAGGTAGACACTTTGGTAGATCAAAAGGATCAACTCGAAGGAATGTTAATAAAAGTTCAAGACGATATGATCGACAGACTTTTGTTAGTCAAAACCTTAAAGAGTGATGAATTGAAAAAATGTAAATGTAATGGATAAACTTAAATATTTTAAACTTGATGAATTTGATAGTCCAGACCAGAAAGGTAGTGGCGCTGAATATATGTCTAGTGATTTTCTCAATAAACTTGATTTGGCTAGGCATTATGCCAGTCTACCATTCTCAATCAACTCTGGAGCAAGAACGCCAGAGCATAACGCAAAAGTCGGCGGAAAGCCACAAAGCTCTCACCTCACCACAACCGAGGGAGGAGCGTGTGCGGCAGATATTAAATACCTTGGATCCAGAGCGAGATTCATTATTGTCGAGTCGCTGCTCAGAGCTGGGCTCACTAGAATTGGAATCCATGAGGTTTTCATCCATGTCGATGACGATCCAAGCAAAGCCAAAGACGTCATTTGGCTCTATTAGCAACACAAGCGGATCTACAATTATAATAGATAAAAATGATTAAAGCTTTATTAAGTTTATTAGGAGGTAGAAACAAAGATAAGTCAGCTCTGGGTGGTTTGGCTTGGGAGATAAGGGAAGCAATAAAAGGAAAAGAGCTTGATCCTAAAGAGATAATAGAATTACAAACTAAGATAA